CTGAAGGCATTTCTAACGATGGTGTTGATATATATATAAACTTTATTTTTGGAAACAAACTTAAAATATGAATAAGAGAATGTATTGTTCTACTATTTTTTAAATCACCGCAAAAAGTTATTATTATTTCGTCTCTTATTTCACTATCCAAGTTTATTTGAAAATTTAAAAGTTCATTATAAATAGTATAAATATCTTGTAAAGCTTGTGTGGGATGTTCACCATTTCCATTACCAGCATTTATAATTGGTATTTTTGAAAATTTAATCTTTTCAATTATTTCTTTATTAGGATGTCGTAAAACAATGACATTTCCATAACAGTTTAATGTTTTAATTGTATCTTCAATTGATTCACCTTTTTCACTACTGGAAAATTTATCTGTAATAGATATTACTTTACAACCTAATTTTATTGCAGCACATTGAAAAGAACAAGATGTCCGTGTAGATGGTTCATAAAACATGTTTATTAAAATTTTATCTGGATATTTATTATGATACCCTAATAATTTCATTTCATTTGCTTTTGAAATATAATTCAATATAATTGATTTTGTTAATTGAGAAACACTTAATAAATGTTCTTTTAACATTTTATTACAAATAATTGTAATGTTTTAAATGATTTTTTTTTTGATTAAAATGTTTAATTACGAAATTCATGCTACGGATTCAGAGGAAACACAAAATTAAAGTGATGGATAGAACTCCCATCCTAGATGATTACATATTGATTGCCATATTACATCCTGTTCCATCAATTTATTACGATTTTTTAATAATTTAAAACATGGTAAAAACTCATCTAATTCCATTAATTCACATAATTTGTATAAAACATAAGAATATCTTAAAAGATTTTTCCTATTTTTCTTTTTATACATTCTAAATGGTTCTTCAATTTGTTTGAAATATCCTAATAGTCTATCTTCCATTTCTCTTGTCAAAGTTGGTGGTTGAATACCATTTAATCGATACATAATATGATAAATATTTTCGTAATATTTACTAAAATTAAGTTTTTTTAAAATTTTCTGTATTAATGTAGCATCTATATTTGCTAAATTTGTAACTCTCATTTTGTTTAATTCAACTAAAATAGAATCAAATATTTCAGAGGGAATATCTGTACTTTCTTTTGCTTGTAATTGGTTAAGCCACTCCTTAAAGTGATTCTTTCTTTCATAAACGGAATACTTCGCACTTTCCGAAATTGTAGAATTCGAATTTTTATGAGTTTCAGAATCTATTGGAATAGCATTTATCTGTGCACATTTAAGACATATATAGACTCCTTGTTGTTTTTCAATAACCATATCTTGATTACAATCTTTACAAAAACTAAAACTGGGTTCACTTTTAACTACAACATATTTATCATCAATAATGTCTAAATATTTATCAAGTAAATCTTTTTTACTGAGTTTACTTGATTTTTTTTTTACTTTAAAAAAGTCATTAATATTAACTTTTGATTTAATAGGATCTAATTCTAGTGTACAATATTCATCTATAATGTCTGCTGTTTGAAAATAATAATCCATTATATTGTCATAATTTTCTATATTATTAATTTTATCTTGTAATTCTTTTTTTTTATCTCTTAATTCAGTTAATTCTTTTATTTGACTTATTTCTTTGTCTAAAAATGATTCTAATTCATTTATTTGTGAATCTATTTTAAATATTTCTGATTTAAATGTTTCAAGTTGTTCTATTTCATCATTAAATTCTTTGATTTTGGTGTTATGTATTGATAACAAATTGTTATAACACTTCTTATTATGCTTTTTAACTTTTTTTTCTTTTTCCTTAAAAGAAGAAGCCATTAATAATTTGAAATTATATCTCTTTATATATAGAAATTTAAAATTTATATAAAGATTTAATAACGCAGGAAGAATATCTAGATTTTAGAAACTATAGATTTTTCAAATGTAAATAAAATCTGTTGTATAAATATATAAATGGCTGGTGGAATCATGCAACTTGTCGCTTACGGTGTCCAAGATGTCTATCTTACAGGTAACCCACAAATTACCTACTGGAAAGTCATCTACAAAAGATACACAAACTTCGCTGTAGAACCAATTGAACAATCTTTCTCCGGTACTGCCGATTTCGGTAAAACCTCTGTAACTTCCTTAATTGCCAGAAATGGTGATTTAATGACCCATACTTACTTAAAAGCTACCGTTAGCATCAGCAGAACTGCTGGAACTGGTGGTTTCGCTTTCGTTAAAAGATTAGGACATGCTATGATTAAAACTGCTGAACTCCAAATCGGTGGTGCTAGAATTGATCTTCAATACGGTGACTGGATGAACATCTGGTGGGAACTCAGTCACGAAATTAGTCAAGAAAGAGGTTTCGCTCAAATGATTGGTGATATTCCTTACCTTACTGAAACTAGCCAAGCCCCACAAGGTGCTGATGCTAGTCTTAGCACCCCAACCAAAACCGGTGTTATCTTCGTTCCATTAACTTTCTGGTTCTGTAGAAACAATGGTTTAGCTTTACCTTTAATTGCTTTACAATACCACGATGTCAGAATTAACTTCAACTTCAACCCTGCTTCTGAACTCGTTGTTTATGAAGATCCATCAAGCACCAAAGTAACTGCTTCTATCACTGACTCTCTCTTAATCATTGATTACATTTTCCTTGATTCTGAAGAAAGAAAAAGATTCGCTACTAGTGCCCACGAATACTTAATTGAACAACTCCAAACCCCTGATGAAGACACCATTAACCAAAGATCCCTTAAATACAGATTACCATTCAACCACCCATGTAAAGAAGTTGTATGGGCTGTTAAATTAGGAAAATACAGTGGTGGAAGTTTCCTTTCATACAACCCATATGACAATGCTGCCATGTACAAAAGATTTGCTCAAGTATTATACTTAGCTTGTTTAAATTACAACGGTAGCAGTTTAGAACCAACTGAAAGCTCATCTGCTGGAAGTATGTTCGCTGTCACTGAACCAAGCAACAGTGCCGCTGCTGCTTTATTAGCTGTTTTACAAACCACAGCTGTTATCATTACCAGAGAAGCCGGAACTGCTTGGGGTCCAGGAAACGGATTCACCCTTGATGGTGGTCTCCCAACTGATTTCGATGTTAACCCATTCCAATATGTTGACTTCGTTGATGACTCATGGATGTCTGCCTTAACACCTGCTTTATTATCCACCCAAGTATCTGACTTAGGATTAACCACATCCGGAACTCTCTACAGTTACGTCAGCAAATGGTTCGTAGTTGTTAACCAACCATTCAACTATGGTCTCTACTTAGATGGAACTGTTAACACCATTGCTCAAGGTAACTTACAATTAAACGGTACTGACAGATTCACCGTAAGAGAAGGTAACTACTTCAACTATGTCCAACCATGGCAACACCACACCAATACCCCAGCTGATGGTATTAACGTTTATTCTTTTGCTCTTAACCCAGAAGAACATCAACCAAGTGGAACATGTAACTTCTCCAGAATTGACTTCTCCCAACTTAACATCACTCTTACATCTGAAGCTGGTGCAGCTGTCCAAGCTAACAACAGCAACAGTGTTATTGTAATTTACACCGTTAACTACAATATCCTCAGAATTATGGGTAAACGCGCAAAATCATTTGCGTTGGATTTCACAATCCATACTGCTCACAAAAGCACTCAGCCAGTTCAATCAGAGCTCTTGAACTGGAAAAACCTGTTGGTTGCTCTGGCAGCATAATTATTTATGCTGCATAATAGGTGCTAGTATTATTTCAAGGTGAAATAATGCAAGATACACTTGATGCTGGAAGTTCCTAAAGCTCTTATGACTAAGTTTATAATAGAAATATTATAAATGGCTGACAGAAAAGTCAGATATAGTTAAACTATAAGAGATGAAAATGATCTAAATCATTTTAAATGGATAATCAGCAGGTGAGTTCTCCTGATACGTTATGATAGTATCGAAGAACCGCTTCAGAGATCGCAAAGTTATCGCTAGACAATGAAACCTAATCATGGTTGAGTCTGGTTAAGGTACGATCCGGTTTGTAGTGAAAGCTACAAAACCTTCCGGGTATGGGAGGATTAGCATATTCAAATTAAGAGTATTGCTTATACAATTATCAACTCAATATTTATTATTATATACAATTATATTTTTCAGAAATACATATCAAATATATTCATAAAAATTTATATTATCAATTATAAATTTTTATTCTTTTCATTTTAAATAAAACATGTATGTATTGTATACATATTTATTTTAATAATTAAAAAATTTTGAAATCTAATATTTAAGATATTTATTATC